GTGGTCATATGAACTTAGGAGGTCAGCACGGTATGCCTCACCCGCGCTGTGGTATGAAAAATGCGCGGTATCTGCGTCGATACCTGCGCACATTCCAGCGGTAATCGTAACGAAATTACCAAAAAAACGTAGAACTAACTAGGCGAAATTTGGGGTCGTCGAGCCCGCAACAGATAGGGGGCGGGCGTTACAGTACCTTTTCAGCGACCGAAACGATCACGACGCATAACGCCTTGCCACCCAGCAAACTTATCGCGAGTGACAACGTCCTTCTCGCAGGGCTTTTTGCAGCCTTTACGCCCTCGATGGCAAATGCACACTGTCTTTCCGTTGACGATCTGCACCCAAACAGGAATCTTCTCTTGTTCTTGCATCGCTTCTCGCCTCGAATCTATGATAACTGAATTATGGAATTGGCTGTGTACCCACCCATCCATTGTGAATCATTACCGGGGGCTACGCTTGCTCAACGACAAAAACTGCATCGCCCTCCTTTATGAACATAACGTGGCCGCAGTGCTCGCAAACAACCTTGGCATATTTGGGCGGCTTTTCAGCCACACTCAGAGCGGTTGCCTTTGCCTTGTCCACCTGTTCCTGTGTAGTGATTGCAACATTCTGTGCTTCCTCCTTTGCGGCGTTATCCAGATAGGCTTGGTATCTGGCACGACGATCCTCTTCGGATTCACCGACCACCCCATCATCGAAAAGGGCGTCGGCATCAAAGTCATCGCTGGGAGCTGGGAAGCCAAGGGACTCAAGGTCAAAATCAAAGTCAAGGTTGAGCATGTCGATCTCGTGGAGCAGCTCATCGTTGATCCACTCCGAGAACTCAGAAATACGGTTGTCTGCCAGGCGGTCGAGCTTGATTGTTTCCTCGTCGGCGTCCGTCACGACGCAGGGCACTTCCTCCATGCCGAGCCGAATGGCAGCAGCATATCGGGCGTGACCTTTGACAATAACGCCGTTGCGGTCGATGACAAGCGGCACATTGAAGCCGACCGTTGGGATGATCTCAACGAGCAGGTTGACGGTCTTATCGTTCTTCCGGGGGTTGCGGACATACGGCTTGATCTCGGAAATCTTCCTCATCACGATCTGATTAACAATCTCCATCAGCGCCAGCCTCCTTTCGATACTTTTGAAGCTGCCGCGCCTGATTCTCGGAGATTGCAGCGCGTGTGAATGAATTGTTTTCGTAGAGCTTCGCATAGCCGGTGATGTGCTTGAGGCGCACCAGCTCTTCCGGCTCTAAGCCAAGCTCATTGCAGACCTGCAGATCGCTCGCGCCGTTCATCAGCATTTCCATAACGATATTTGACATACCGTTGATGGAGTGCTTGCCTCTGGCGCGGTTGTGCCGGACTGTCGAAGCCATGAGGTCGTTCATGGTCTTGCCGTGGAGTACGACGCAGGGCAGCTTCCCCTCGCACGATGCGTAGATGTCCTTGAATCTGCGCATGATGCTGTATCGATGGAAGCCGTCGACAATAACGTAGCGGTCTTTCTTTTCGTCGTAGATGGTAACGACGGGCTGCGTGTAGCCATCCGCTTTGACGGAGCGATAAAGCAGCTTCATCTCCTGCGTGGCTACGCTGTTGGGGTTGTAGTCGTTTGCGTGGACCTTTTCAATGGGTATCCACTCGACGCTGTGAATGGGCTGATCTGAAATCATTTCTTGCTGCCCATATATTGCTCAAACTGCGCGGCGTCGCGCTTGCGGTAGGTAGGCGCCTTTTCCCGGATACGGAAGCGGGAGCGGGCATTTGCGTTGTTCGTGCCGTCAATATCGTTCAGGACGATCTCTTTGACATGGACGCGATACCATTCGTCGCCGGTTTGATTCTTCCAGCGGTTACGGAATAGCTCATGGTATTCCGGCTTTACGATATTGACAAGCAGGTAGTCGCGGTATTCCTGCCACGAACGGAACGCAAAGGGAAACTGGCGCGGGATGATGTCGCCACTGTCAAAGGTATGGGCGAATGTACCGACGCCAGATACGCGACGGATGAACTTGTTGTAGGTGTCCGGCTCAAACTCCTGCAGCATTTCAATCGAGTGCCAGGCGGTTTCGTGGATGAGCGCCGAAACACGCATCGCCTCCTTCGCCAAGCCCCACTGGTATTGCAGGTCATAGACGCGATTGTATCCCCAGTGATTCTTTGCGATGGCTGTCCAAATATCGTCATTGGTGAAATCATAGATCGGCCAAAACACCTGACATTTGCCGACCTTCTTCTTGCACCATGTGACGCCCTTGTACCGCGCTTCATGCTGCGTGATGGCAACACGCCGGTTCAAGCTTTCCGTCATGCGCATTCCCACCAGCACGGCGCAGTTTTCAGAATCGGTGCAGTAGGATGGGAGCGCGTTGACAAGCTCATGGAACCGGCTTTCGCCGCTGGGGTTTTCCTTGATGGAGAGCGGGTGCTGCGGGTGAATCCAGATCGCCTTGTCCTCCGGATTCCAAACACTGATAAAATTCTTCTCCGGGGAGAGCGTGTTTGTGAACTCAAAGGGAATCTGATACCAATACGGCGTGACTTCCGGCAGCTCCATGATGTGCTGCATATAGTCCACCGTCGCTTGCCACTCGGCTTCCTGATCGAGCCAGAATACCTTGAGCGGCAGACGCCCGCGCTCCTGCGCAACCATAAGCGCCATGCGGAAAAGAACTGTGCTGTCCTTGCCGCCGGACATGCTGACGATCACATCGTCGTGGCCGTCGAAGATCATCCGCAGCCGTTCCAATGCTTCATCGAATACGTTGTTTTGCAGGTAGATCATTGCTGCTGACCCCGCGCCGCTCATGTGAGCAACATAGGGTTTCCTCCTTTTTTTCGATGTACCCGCAGCCGGCAGCGGCTATTGCCGCAGGTCCGAGCCATCCTCCACGCAAGGAGCATCGTGGAGGCAAGTCCTCCTTCCGAATAAAATGAGCAGCGCCCCGATCAGGAGCGCCGCCCGGCTTGATTTGGAATTTTACAGTTTACATGAAATCACATCTTAGGGGTGATTGCAAGCGTCACAGCGCGTCAGCGCGCGTCATGGCGGGGCAAGTTTCGAGGAAGCGATAACATATGGACTTCACACCATCCTCGGAATTTCGCCCACCAAGCACACTTGCAACTACCTTCCACGGCATACCTCGGATGAAACGCAGCCGGAATACAAGGCGTGTGGTGTTATCCTCGATTTCGGCGATCCAGACAGCGATCGTTTCCTCGCTTCTGGCAATCTGTTCTTTCAGCGCGTCGCGCTGCGTCTCCATGTCCGCGATCTCCGCGCCGAGGACGCCGACCTTGTCATTGACGCCGGAGGCGTGCGGCATTCCATCCAGCTTTTGCGCACCGGGAACGGCCGCATTCCACAAGCCCTGAATCAGTTCTTCGGTTTTCTGAAGCTGCTGGACAAGATCAAGGTGTCCATTCAGTTCCGCCAGAGTCATGTGCGCCGCCCCTTTCCATCGTTATTTCGTCTTCTTCCACGCACGGATCGCGGTCTTCTTCGTGCCTTTCGGCTTGCCCGCTCTACCGCAATTATAACACCTGACGCAAAACATGGGCGGTGTTCTTGGACGCAGATATACTTCCTCGACCTTGCAGCGGCTGTCCGCACCGCAAAACCGGCAGGTCAATTCATCGGTTCTCGGCATAATTTGTTCCCTCCATCTTTATCCTATTGGCTGAAATCTCTACATACTCGGAGTTCAAGTCAATCCCGATGAACTCCCGCCCCAGCCGTTTTGCCACAACGCCGGTTGTACCAGACCCCATAAAGGGGTCGAGAACGATGCCGCTTTCTGGACAGCCCGCCACAACGCAAGGCTCAATCAGCTTCTCAGGAAATACGGCAAAGTGCGCACCGCGAAATCCGGTTGTGCTGACGGGCCACACGTCACGCTTGTTCCTATAGCCCGCTTGATTCTCACAGTTTCCATGGCTCTTGCGTTCCACGCAGGCGCTGTTGCTATAGCATTGACCGCCCACGTAGGCGCCACCGCCGCGGAACGTTCTGGCGTTTCCCTTGATCGATGTAACCGGCTCTCTGATTGCTGCCGCGTTGAAATAATAGCGCTCTGACTTCGACAGCAGAAAAATGTACTCATGGCTTTTTGTGCAGCGGTCTTTTACACTCTCTGGCATGGCATTTGTTTTATACCAGACGATGTCCTGCCGCAAATACCACCCGTCTTCCCGGAGCGCAAAAGCCAACTGCCACGGAACGCCGATCAAATCCTTGTATTTGTAACCTTGCGGTGTGCGTTTTTCCGTGTGCCCGTAAGAATTACGGGTGTTCGTCGGCGGCTGCTTGCCCGATCTGGTAGCGTAACTGTCACCCATGTTCACCCATAGGGTTCCGTCTTCCCGCAAGACCCGCCGAACCTCGCGGAAAACACGGACCAATTTTTGCAGGTACTCTTCTACGCTTGTCTCTCTTCCAATCTGACCTGCTATGCCGTAATCTCGCAAATTATAATACGGCGGAGAGGTAACGCAGGTATGGACGCTTTCGGATGGCAATGTTCGCAGCTGTTCCAGCGCGTCACCAAGCAGTAGTCTGCTGATTGCAGTCGTCATACTTCTTCACTCCACGCTTTGAACATAGAAAACATCATTTCGGCAAATCGTGCAAACGCGGTCTGCGGGGCATTCGAGGTGCGTGTTGAAGTAGCAACGTGGCTGCTTGTTCTTTGGAATGAAACGTATGAACGTTTCGTCACCGTCGGCCATGACGTGTACATGTGATTTCCTGACCGCCATCCTGTATAGACCGACGAAGACTTTGGCATCATTCTCAACTGCAAAAGGTTCTCGGATGAACCGGCTGGCGTCGTTTCTACTCATGCCAGCGCCCATCAGTATTTTTAAAGCTCTTTTTCGCTTCATGCCGTCACCTCCCAGCCAGCGACTCGCCAAATGAACATATTGCTTCGACAAGGATACTCGCGGAAATGCCGTAATCGTAACAGCAGATAGGAAGCCGATCTACGGAATCAAAAATCTTCTCGCATCGCAGATAGGTTTTGTATGCTTGGAAATTGCTGTCGCCGGGTACTTTGAGCCGCATAAGCCCGTTCGCATGATTGCGGCTATATCCGCGGGCCATCAGCAACTTAACAGCACGTTTTCTAGTCATGGCGCATAGCCTCCTTTTCACGTTCCACCCGTTTCTGTTCCATACGTTCCAGCCGATCGTCGCTTGCGACAGCCCATTTCCGATGTTCTGCCGCTTTCGGGCGGTGCAGGAAATCCGCTCTGGCGTTCGAGGTATAGGCGCCCGGCATACCCAGCTTTTTCGGTTTAGACATTTTTCCGTTCCTCCAAAGCCCGCTCGGCTTCTTCAAAACTGAGAAATACGGTTTTGCCGATTTGATGTTCCAGAAATCTTCTCGTTATCTGACCTTCTACAGTCATCGTTGTAAATATAAACTCGCCGGTCGTGCCGTAGCTTGCGAACCCCGTCACTGTGGCCTCTATTGGGTTGTCTACCTGCCTATATGCAGATCTCACAAACCACACCGCATCCCCAACCTTGCACGGCAGGATCACGACGCGTCCCTCTTTGTCCGCCACGTGTAGCTCGTGCGCGCGCTCGGCTCTGGATGTATCATGGTCAAACGCAATTTCGATGACTTCTTTCATCCAAACTACCCCGTCCGGCATCACGTCGGAGTCCTCGTAGTCGGCAATACGATCCTGCAGCATACAAATCCATTCTTCCGTCGTGTATTTTCCCTTGTGCTCTGACGCCATGAGGACGCCTCCGGTTTTAGTTCGCTTTGTCAGTCGTTCCATTACGTTTCCTCCTGAACTGTCTAGCATAGGGGCAGGTTGCCCAATGCGGCACATAGCCCACGCCGGTTGCTTTGGCTGGGTCTTCGGTGTATTCGCAGGAAAGGACTTCTCCGTTCTGTGTAACGATGCGCTTTTTCCCGCTTTTCGGCTTCTCGATGTAGTAGACAGGGGTTTCGTTGCAGGGAATAGATTTTCCGGCCGGCGTCTTTATCCAGACGATAGCCGCCATGCACGCTTTACAAGCGGCTATTGTTCTCATCCTCCATTTCGTATTGTTCGATATGAGCATCAGGCAATCTTGGTGAAACGATGATGTTGCCAAACTCATCAGCGCCGCAGAAAAGCGCCCATTTCGGCAAGCCGGTTTCTCGGCTAACTGCCACCAAAAGATCTTCGAGCTTCTGCTTGCCCTCTGGTGTATTGAGAAAGCGCATAACCTTTTTCATCCGCAATTCGAAGATAAGCTCCCGAACCCCTATGTAGGTGAAGATGAGCAGAGATGCAAGAGCCAAGCCAAGCCCTATGCCACCGATTCCGAGCAAAAGCGTCTTAATCATAATGCGGCACCTCCTTCCACATAGCGCCAGCTTTGTGGTGGACGTTTCAAGCCAGCTTCCGCAAGTTCACACGGTTCATCGTAAATCTGCTTTTTGGAGATGTGCCAGCCATACAGCCTTCCACCACGCCCATAGTCCCACAAAGCGCCGTTTTCAAGGCATGTCTGCAACACATAGTCATCATCTATGTCATAGATGCCGTATGGCTCGGTCGTTGGAACAATCACGTCAATCCGGTCGCAGACAAACGAGGCGAACACCTTGCCGCTCCATTCGTCGATTGCGCCGCCTGTTCGGGCGTGCAGCTTCACATACAGTTCCAGCGGCAGTGCCTTTACACTGGTGCAGTAGATGCAAACAAGGAAGGGCGGCTCCAGCTTCGGGCGCGTTCTGCGTACCTCAATGGTCTTTTCACCGCTGGCAATCTTTGCGCACCATTCGGGATTGATGCTGATTAAAACAGCTTTCATGCCTTTTCTCCTTCCTCCCGCTCAAAGCGGATTTTCATTTGTGCGGGGCAAAGGTCGACCTCTGGGCGGCGCTTGCCTGTCCAGCGAAGCCCGCCAGCCTGTCCGACGCACTTCCATCCAGCCGCCGTTAAGCTTGTCCCCGGCTCCGTATCCAGAATGTAAGTAATCAGTTTGTGGTAGCCCATCGCCCGGGCGGCGCGCCATGCAGCGGCATACAGAATAGAGCAGGCATTTCGAGTTCCGTCTGTACAACAGCGGTTTACCTCAAGCGTCCATCCATCATCCAGATACCGTGCAACGGGTCTTCCGACGATCGCCACGCCTACGATTTTCTCTCCGTCTGTGCAGCTGATGGAAAATTTATGTCCAACGACCGGCTTATGATGACGGTGATGTTCTTCTACAAACGCATTTGCCTCCGCGAGCGAGATTGGGCAAATATCAAGCATCAGCCTTGTCTCCTCCCTCCGGCGTTTTCGGCAAGCCGCGCCATTCCCAGCGGCTGGAATTGACGCATTGGTGACATGGACAATTTTTCGTCACACAGTTCATGCAGTGGATGACAGCCGCATCATAAAATTCGCAGTAGTCGAAATGCTTACAATCCGAACACGAGCGCCTCGCTTTTATCTGCTCAAGCAGCGCGTCCCTCTCGGCTTCTGCCTTCGCGTTCTCGGCGGTCAAGCGCTCGATCGCATCCGCGGCATCAGAAATGATCTGGTACACCTTGCACGATGCCCACCCGCACAGCTTTTGCCATTCTTCAAGATTCTCCGTTGCCCAATACGGGCATTTCTTACATCCTTCGTTCGTGGCTTTCTCATGTCTAGCCCGACACCGCAGCGCCTGCACGATCTCTTTCAGTTTCATACCTTTGCCCATCCTTTCTCTGGTGCGTAGCTGTCCAGATCGGCTTGCGCTTCGTCAAACGTGTTTCGCCAAGGGAGCTTTGCGTAGCATTTCCAGCTATCTGTGTCGGCTTTATCCGGACGGAGGCATCGGGTTTTGAAAGCACTTGGGCCGATACCGGGCATAACCTTGTATCGCCAGCCGCGCTTGTCCTTGTACTCTGCTGCCGGAAGCGTCCGCACATCAGAAGAAACGCACTTGAATCTCAGTCCATCGCTGCCGTCCGTCAGAGGAAGCGCCCGGCGGCGCTCAATCTCGGAGCGATAATTCCCACAATGCTTGCAGGCTTCAGTGATGGCGCGATGGGCGGCACGGCCGCCCAAGACGCACATTTCTGTCAAAACGTCACTCATCATCGGAATCCTCCGAAGCATCATTCGGCTGCGCACCGTATGTATCAAAGAGCCGGTGCGTACCTTCTGCCATTTCTTCTTCATCGTCCGACTTTTCATAGCCGAGCGTTTCGAGGATTTCATAGATGTGATCCAAGTCCGAATTTTCGCAAAGCTCATATTCGTAGTGGTTCATGTTCCACACGCGCCGGTAGTAGCTCATGTCCTCGTCATCGAGGGCAGAATAGCAGCAGCAGAAAATCAGCTTTTCCGGCTGGGCTTCCGCCGCGCTGCGGACAAAGCCCATGTCGCAAAAATCTTCGTTTTCATCGTCTGGCGAAAGTCTCATGCCGAGGAGCTGGGCGCAGAACCGAGGGTTGATGGAATTGCAGTAGCCATCATCGATTGACTCTGTTGTTGCCACGCAGAACAAAGAGATTTCCTTCATGTGCTGTTTGAATACGCTGTTCGGAAGTTCTTTGATGAAATCCCTACGCAACTCAAAATGAGCCGCAGCCGTTGCTGCAAATTCCTTTTCGGCCTGTTCGTCTCTGCGGCGCCGTTCCTCGCGGGCTTCGGCTTCGGGGTCTGGCTGCTGCGATTGCTGGCGCTCCTTGTAGAGCGTGATTCCGGACGAATCTGTCCTGTAGAAGTAACGAACGTCGTTAGCATCCTCCGGCACGGTCATTTCTCTTTTCAAATCCCAGCGGTGATACCCGTCGCAATAGACCATACCGACGTTTTGACCGTTGAACTCGCCGGTTCTTTCAATCTGATATGCAAACTTGTCTGCAATTTCAGTCCATTCAGCAAATTTCTTTCGGATTTCCTGCTCGGAAATCAGACTTTTCAGAACGCTGTTGAAATTCGCTGTGCCGATTGCGTCAAGGGCCTCGTTCTTGTCTTCGGGACTGTCCAGTTTGTCAAGCTCCAGATAGTCATTGAGCGTTGCGCCGCGGGCTTCGGCTTTCTGAAATTTCTGGCGGTCAAGGTCGAGCAGTTTTACACGGCGGCGAATGGTGGTCTGAGAGAAGCCGGATTTTTCGGCGATTTCAGCTACGGAATCGCCCATGTTGAGCATCATCTGGAAGCCCTGCGCCTGCTCATAGACGGTCAGATCGCTGCGCTGCATATTTTCAACAAGCATGGTCTGCAGCTGCTCCCGCTCAGACATTTCGACCACAATGCAGGGCAATTCGGTCAGACCAGCGATCTTCGCGGCAGCGTAACGACGATGACCGATGATGATGGTGTAGTCCGTATCGGGGTTGTCCGGTTCATCCGGAACGACCGTCAGGTTCTGCAGAACGCCGCTGGCCTTGATGCTTGCGGCAAGCTCCGACAGATCACCGAGATCCTTGCGCGGATTGTCGGAGTGTGGGAAAAGACGGTCGATTGCGATATTTACGATTTGAGGCATTTGTGAATCTCCTTTCAGTTCAGGGGCGCGTTTGCGCTCCGTTTACGCGGCACCAATGCCGCTGCGCTTTTTTCTTCCGCGCCAGCCGGCAGGTTGGGCAGAATGTATTTTCTTTGCGCTCGATGAAAGAACGACCGCAGCGAGCGCAGTGCTGCGGCGGGATTCTGCGGAACTCAGTGCATTCGTCGCAGTTTTCACAGCGGTCACACCCTTTGATTTCATCCCAGCTTATGCATAACAGCCGCTGCCAGTATGGATTATCGTCAATGTCGTTGATGCGCTTGCGGAGCACTGAGCAGAGCATTTCAAGTGTTTGCACGGTTTCTGTTCGCGTTCTGGACAGGTGTACCGCCTGCTTTACGGTCGGGTCTGGCGCGCCATAACCCCAAGGCTGATCTTTGAGCATGGCGCGTACTTTGTCCTGATTCTCGGTCAGATAGACGAAATAAACTTTCCCACGCACGGCTTTTTCGGATTTGCCGAGTGCCTTGCCAATGGCGGTGTAGCTGTTGCCTTTTCGGATTCCGTCTGCCAGCACATCGAAGTCGGTCTGTGTCCAAGCTGCGGATGAACCATGATTGTCGGCCTTGACAGGACGCTCTTTTATACCGAGGTCGTTGCACCGGCGCTGGATCGCGCCTGCGGACCGACGCAGTATATCAGAAAGCTCAGCGTATCCGTACCGATGCTGCTGAAGCAGCATTTTCAGCCGCGCGTCTTCATCGGGTGTCCATGGGTCTTTCCGCTGGATGGCAAATGCCTGAAAGTCCTTCTTGCGCTGCTCGGCTACCCATGCAGGCTCCTCGCCCAGCGCCAACGGCTCCATTTTGGAAAAATCAATGAACGAGCGGTGCTGTTCTGCCCATTTCCAAAACTCATTGAGCCGAATGACACGAAAACTGTTCTGATTGACGCGCTTTGTGTGAATCGGGAGGCCGCGGTTTTCAACCCAGCTTTTCAGCTTGTAGTTCCCACCGGCATTGGTGCCGCAAACGGCGATTATAAGCTGATTCATGGATATGTAGTCGCCGCCGAATAGAACCGGGCCAAGCCCCAGCCTGTTTTTTCGCACGACGACAGCCTCGACGGAGCGGTTAAGGCGCTTTGCAATCGCGGGGATTGACATGACACCCCATTGATCTTGGAGGAATTGTTCTTCTGCTTTTGTCCATCCTGCGTGATAGCTTTGCAGTCCGAGCGAACGCCTCTTTTGTCGTACAGACCCTTCCGTCCGGCCAAGCGCTGCGGCAATAGCCGCTGCCGGCTGTGAGCGACTATGCTCGCGGAGATATTGAAGTTGATCGTCCGTCCATTTTCCCATGTGTCAGGCGATTCCTCCTTTCTGTCAGAATAGTGTGAGCTGCCCGGTTTTCGTTTCCTGCAAGGGCAAGGGCGGCAGCGCGGCAGACGATTTTAACTTGCCGGTAACTTGCTCGGCGGGTTTTTCGTCTGTCTGAAGCAGTAAATCCATCTGCGCCCAAATGCGGCGGTAGTGCCAGATGTCGCGGAAATAAAACGGGGTGTACCATATGTTCTGGTCTGGCCGGGGGATAAGCCCCCGGCGGTCAAGTGCTGTTGAGGGATGAAGAAGCGTGTCGCCAATCACGACGTACCCGGCGCAGCCCATGAGCGAGAGCTGCAGGTAGCACATCAGGCCAACGATGTAGTCAATGTCCTGCGCCGTAAAAAGCACGGAGGTCTGGTAGTTGATTTCCTGTCGCGTACAGGCATTTGCAAACGCCACCAGCAACGCTCCTGCACCACAAGCGCAATCGTTGACGGAGATCCAGCCGTCCCGCTCTATACGCGCTTGGAGGTCTGCGCCGGTGATCTCAGCCATCATGCGGCAGACATCATAGGGCGTGAAAAACTGCCCAGCGTGGTCATTGCCCAAATCCAGTGCCATGTAAAGCTCGCCGAGAAAGTCCTGATCTGGATTGAAATCCATACCGATCACGACCTCTTGGAGCATCTGCGAGAATTTGAGCATTTCTTCGGGCTTGTACTTGCCAGCTATCGTCATGTACGTCTTTTCACGCTCAGCGGCTTGACTCTGGTCAACGGTATTTGAGATCGCGATTGCGGCGAGTGTTATGAAATCTTGCCAGATTTCCCAGCGTCCATATCGGCCGCAGAGGGAGTTGAAGATCTTTACAAACTCCGTCTGGTGGCTACTTTTCAGATTGTGCGGCACACTTCTTCCCATGACTTATTCCTCCGTCTGCACCGGTTCGGGCGGTACGATGGAACGCTTGGTGACTTTGCCCTTGGTGGACTCGACGCCAGCATCGAAGCCGCGCCGGTAGACACGATAGAGGTACTTCGTCATGTCCTCACGGTTCATGTGTTTGATAGCCTTGTAGTCCTCGCGCTTGAGCATCGGCGGCTTCAACTCATTCATCAGCCGCGTCCTCCATATCGTCCGGTTCATCAGCCGGGAGCACTTCGCGCGGATTTGAGCCAGCATACGGGCCAACGATGCCGTTTTCCTCCAGCAGCTCCATGATGCGGGCTGCGCGGGCATAGCCGACATTCAGGCGGCGCTGCAGGAGAGAAACTGTCGCCTTGTTCTCCATGCGCACGATGCTGACAGCCTGATCGTAGAGATCATCGTCCGTGGCATCGGAGCTGTCGGCGGTGTCGCCGAGATCATCGTCCGCGCCATCTTCTGCGTCATCGCCGTCGAGCATTTCAGGGGCCTCGGCGTCATCGGAATCTTCCGGATCTTCCTCGTAGGCATCATCATCTTCGACTTCGTCCTCGTTGATGACAGGCATCATGCCGTCTTTGAGGCTGCGTTTTTCCATGACGTCGCGGAAGAAATACTGCATCCAGTACGTCAGCATCTTCATCAGGACGGATTCGATCTTTGTCCGCAGCGTCTTCGTAATTGTAAAGGTGCCGCCGGTGACCTTGGTTTCCAGCGAACCGTCCTTGAAGATCCACGTCATTTTGGCTTCGGGGCTGATATACCCGGCTTCCTCGACGTTCTCCAGCATGGAGAGCTGGGCGTCCATGCCCTGAATCGGGGAGATCGTGAACGTGGGCGGATAGGTGTCCTTCTGGAAGCGATACGTCAGGTCGTGTTCTTCGCACAAGCCTTCCATCTTCTTTTTCTGCGCTTCATACATCGAATTTTCACTCATGGTAGTGACTCCTTTCAGTCATCAGTCGAGCAAAAACAGCGTTCCATTCCAAGCTGTCTTCACTCTGTAATTTTGTAGATCGGTTTCTTTTACGTACTTTCGGCCGAACAGCTCTTTCATGCGCCGCCAGTCACCCCAAGGGATTTTGTAGACTTCGTCGGTCGAAAAGCCGGCAACGACAAAGCAGCGGGCGCCGAGCCGCTGGTGTCTGTCCATGTAGGAAGCCTGCTTGTCGATAACGCGATCCTGCGTCAGCCGGTCTGTGGCTGTGAACTTGGCTTCAAACAGGACCGTCCTGCCGCCCTTGATTGTGCCTTTGTAGTCGACCTGAGCCTTTTTGGTGTAGCAGGCGAGGAATCGACCGTTGCCCTCCGGTTTGATAACCTTCATCGGCTCAGGCGTCTTTTCAATCTCTGCATAGCCGCGCTCGCGGTAGTAATCGAAGGTGCTGTCAAGCCGCTGCTCGAAATACTGGCCCTTCTGGCGGGCGATCTTGCCGAGAAGCTGCCGTTTTGGATCTTTCGCCATGGCTGCCTCCTAACCTTTGCAGTACCACATACCGCATTGCTCGCAGTAGATTCGGCTGTCCGGGTCGTTGCCTTGCGGAAACTCTGCCTGGAAGATGTAACCCTTGCCCCATAAATCGCTGTGATTTCCGGAAAGAACATCTTCCGCTACAGCCCATGCCCGCGCAACGGCGTGTGTCTCGCCGGGCTCGGATGCACGAGCTGGCCAGACAACGCCAGTTTCCGAAAAGGTGCCGTACTGCTTCGGCTGCGTCAGAACACCTTCGAGCGTGTCGGGATAGCGCGGGTCAGCTCTGCGCATAAGGGGAACGTCGCATACGCGATAGCGGCACAGGTCGCAGCAGTTGTCGCCGCCAGCTTCCGTATAACAGGTGATGGCAAGGAGCTCCAAGTCACGTTTGTCCTGTGCGTCTACGAAGCCGCCCTTTCCGCAAGGCTCGCTGTCTGCCTCTTGGGGAGGCTCTGGCAGATCGTATGTACCGGGAATATCGGCGGTTTCGTGTTCGACCTCCGCGTAGGCTTCGACCTCCAAGCGGCTCTGATAGGCCGCTTCGTCAAACGTCGGCGAAATTGCCGCGGAAACAACAGGCGTATTTTCGGTTTCGCGTGGCATCGCAATCGCAAGCACCAACGCGGCGAGCAGGATCAGCGCCGCCAGAAGAACAACCGTAGGCAGGTTGCGCCTTGCCCATCTTTTCATATCCTCATCCTCCATTCTCTGTTTTGAGGGAATCATTTTTACACCCCCAGCAGCTTTTTCATTTCGGCGTAATCCTGTCGGCCTTTTATAATTCGTCGGCTTTCACCGGGCATCTCGACGGGATGGCATTGCTCGATCAGCCTGTCGTAGATCCGTTTGCGCCTGATTTCGTTTTCGCCGGTCATTTGCCGCGGTGAATAGTTGCTGGTAATGACCAGTGGTACTTTTGCACGATACAGAGCGTCAACAATGGCGGTGATCTGCTCGTTCATATACTCCGTGTCGCGCTCAACGCCGAGGTCATCAATCGCCAAAAGATCGTACCGGGTCAGATCATCGATAAATTCCTGTTTGCCTTCCCACAACGAGCTGATTTGGTTTGCAAGTCTCGAAAACGTGGTCATCATGCAGCGGTATCCCTTCGACACAAGCTCATTTACGATGCAGGCTGCGAAAAAGCTCTTTCCCGTTCCAACGGTTCCGTAGAGCAGAATCCCTTTTCCCGACTTGCGGAGATCAGAAAAATTCTCGCAGTATTTTTTCATTCCTGCCGTGATCTCAGGTCTTGCGCCGTCGTCATTGTCAAACGTGCAGTGAAGCATATTGCCGTCAGAATCAGGGAAAGCTGCCGTCCGCAAAGAAGAAATCCGCATAGCATCTTCCTTTTCCCGGCGTTCCGCTTCTTCTGCCGCCCACGCCTCTTGCTTACACTTACAACCGAAGAAAACTCTCATTGTGCTGCCATCTGGAAGATCAACGTCGCGCTGGCGTCTGCTGCCGCATTTCGTGCAGTACAGAAATCCGTCTTCTCCTAGCTCGGTATCTTCAATTTTCTGCGGAGCTTTCCTTGCAATGTTGCGTATCACGCCAGAGAAGCCACTTGGGTCTTTTTCCGGTACAGCCAAGGATTCAGCACGTTTCCGATCGCGGAGATTCATCAATTCTTCCATGTTGAGTGTCATTTGTAGAAATCCTCCGGAGAACCGTAGTCAACAGGAACGCCGTTGTGGGTGGGCTGAGAACCGTGCGGAGAGTCGCTGTACCGTCCTTCCATGACTTTGAGGAAGTTATTTGGGCGTACAAACCAGTCGAACGATACTGTCCAGCCGCTTTTGTTTTGCCCTTTAAGGAAGCTGCTGTCGTTGATTTGTGCAATCGCGTTAACAACTGCATCAACTCCATACTCGCTTATGCGAGCTCGGAGCATCCCGCCGCGAGTGCTTGAACCCGTAATTTTCATAATCGGGTTTATCCCTAGCGAATTCCACGCTTCAACAACTCGCCGGACATCGCCTGTCCGGCAAACAGCACCGTTAGGTGCTGTTACATCTGCCTCTATATCTTCCTCTTGTCTCTTACCTCTTGTGTCTTTCTCTATCTCTTTCTCTGTGTTACAATGTAACAACGGTGTAACAGCATTGTTTTCAGTTTCGTTAAGAGCCTCTTCCTTCGCTTTTTTCCTGTAGTCTCTTACTCGCTGCGCAACAGTGCTTTCGCTTCCCACATTTGATACAGCAAACGGAAAGAAATAATTGATGCTGTCATCTGTCTCTGCAAGACCACAGCTCAAGAGATAAGCCAACGTGACCTTGATGTTTTCCGGTTCCTCATCAAGCTCAAGTGCAAGCTCTGACGTAAAATCGTCTTCAAGACCGCTCCATTTAAGGATTCCGTCGCTTTTCATGGCAAGAAGCTGCATCTTCAAGTAAATTGCAAGGTAAGTGTCACCACCAGCGAGTTTCCTCAGCTTCTTGATTCGCAGGCTGGAAAAGAAATCGTCGTATAATTTCAGCCAATAGTACCTTTTGTTTGCCATGAGATGCCTCCTTAGAACGGCAATTCGCTGTCATCGTCCGCGAGCTGCGAGAAGCCGCCAGTCGGGTCATAGGTCGGTTCGCCCTTGGGCTTGCCGCTGTCGCCGTCGCGCTTGGAATCGCCGAAGTAAACGCTATCGGCAACGACCTCGGCGCTGCGGCGCTTGTTGCCTTCCT